CAGCAGCGGCCACTCCGCGCGGATCGGCAGCAGCGGCCACTACGCGCAGATCGGCAGCAGCGGCGACTCCGCGCAGATCGGCAGCAGCGGCAACTCCGCGCGGATCGGCAGCAGCGGCGACTCCGCGCAGATCGGCAGCAGCGGCAACTCCGCGCAGATCGGCAGCAGCGGCCACTCCGCGCGGATCGGCAGCAGCGGCCACTCCGCGCGGATCGGCAGCAGCGGCTGCTACGCGCAGATCGTGGCCTCGGGCGAAAACGCCGTCATCGCAATCGCGGGCTTCGATACGACGCTCAAGGTGGGCGCAAACGCTTCGGTGTCGATTGCCTATCGCGACACGAACGGCCGCGCTCGCTTCGCCGTTGGCTACGAGGGCGAAAACCTCAAGCGCGACGTTTGGTATCGGGTGAATAGTGTCGGCCTATTCGTGCCGGTCGCAACCGAAGCGACTGCCGAGGTTGAGTGACATGCGCCGCCACACCGAACCGGGCATCGTCGTGACGCTCTCAAAAGAAGGTCTTCGCCGTGCCGCGAACGATAACGCAGCCCTTGTGCGCTCGTCGAGGCTGCACGAGATCACGGTGTACTGCGCGGCAATGGCGGGCGTTGTGTGGTTCGTGTGGTGGCTCGTCGATACCGTTGCGAGGGCTTGGGCATGAGCATCTTCCTTCGGCGCCTCTGCGCTCGCCTGGACCACTTCTACGACCGTCACCCGGTCATCGCGCTCGGCTTCGCCGTGCTGATCTGTTTCGCCTGCGTCATCGGCATCGAAAGCATCGGCGCTGTGTCGCCGGTTATCAACCACATTGGAGGGTTTTCCACATGAACACGCAAGCCGCTGCACCCGTCATCGCCATGGATGCCGTCGAGTCCTCGCAGATCCACAGCCTGGGCTATGACGCCGCAAGCGAAACGCTCGCGATCCGCTTCAAGAACAAGGCCGGCGCACCCACGTCGCTGTACCACTACAGCTTCGTGACGCCCGAGAACTTCGCCGCGCTGCGCGACGCCGAGTCGATCGGCTCGCATTTCTACAAGCACATCAAGCCGCACGATAAGCGCTTCCCCTACGTGTGCATCGAGAAGATGCCCGCGCCGGCCGTGCCCACCGAGCAGCCGGTGTAACGCGCCAGCGCCCTATTCCAACGTCACAGAGAGGAACCCATGTCCACCGCAGTCAACACGCAACTCCCGAGCCTCGTCACGAAGTTCGCCGAGCGCTATTCAGTCGACCCCTCGAAGTTGATGACGACGCTCAAGAAGACAGCGTTCCGCCAGCGCAATGCGAATGATGAAGTCAGCGACGAACAGATGATGGCTTTGCTGGTCGTCGCCGACCAATATGGCCTAAACCCGTTCACGAAGGAAATCTTTGCCTTCAACGACAAAGGCGCGATCGTGCCGCTCGTGTCGGTCGATGGCTGGCTGCGGATCATCAACGAACACCCGCAATACGACGGTATGGATTTCAACTATGCCGAGGCTTGGGAAACGATGCCCCGCGGAAAGCCGTGCCCTGTTTGGGTTGAGTGTGTCATCTATCGAAAGGATCGAACGCGTCCGACCATCGTTCGTGAATACCTTGATGAGTGCTATCAGGCGCCGCGCGGGCAAAACGCCTTCGATGGCCCGTGGCAAAACGTGACGAAGCGATTCCTGCGGCACCGCTCGATCATCCAGTGCGGACGCGTCGCATTCGGATTTGCTGGGCTTCAAGACAGCGACGAGCAACACCGCATCGTCGACATGGGTGCGGCTGACGTCGTCGACGATCCGGTACCGCAGCCGCAATCTCGCAGCCAACGCGCGGCCAGTACGCAAAGTGCGCCTGCGATCGAGCGGGCTGATCAGGATGGTGTGTTGCCCGATCCCGTGCAACGCCAAGCCGATCCCGTGCAACAAAGCGCAGCTGCCCCGCAACGCACTCGCCGTGCAGCGCCTCAGCCGCGTGAATCGGCTGCAGCGTCTCGCGAGCCCGGCGATGACGATATTTTCGAGCAAGGAACGCCGCCGGCCGAGCCAGTTAGCGATAGCGTGCTGCGCATCCTCAAATCGAAAATGGAACAGGCGGCAATCGGCGAGGCCGACATGCGCAAGCGCTTCGGGTTCGGTTACGAAGGCGTCACGAAGGCCAACTATCAGGCCGTCGTCGATTGGACCGCGGACCCGACGGGGGAATGATGGCTGAGCTGTTTTTCGATCCCGTCGAGCACGCCTACACCGTCTCCGGGCGGCGCCTGCCGAGCGTGACGCAAACGCTCGCGCCGCTCATCGACTACTCGATGGTGCCGAAGGAAACGCTCGAGCGTGCGCGTCTGCTCGGCCAAGCCGTGCACAGGATGACCGAGCTATACGACCTCGACGACCTGGACATGGACGCGCTCGACGACGAGCTCAAGCCGTACCTCACGGCCTGGATCAAGTTCCGCGCCGAGACGGGTTTCGTGCCCGAGACGATCGAAAAGCGGCTCTACCACCCGACGCTGCGCTTTGCTGGCACGCCCGACCGGTCGGGCCTTATCAGTGGGCGGCGGGCAGTCGTAGACGTGAAGAAGATGCTCACGCTCGGCCCGGTGATCGGGATCCAACTCGCTGCATACCAAGAGCTTTACCGCGTCAATGGCGTGACGATCGAAGACCGCTACGCGCTCGGGCTGCGCGCCGACGGCACATATCGCTTGCAGCCCTTCACCGACAAAGGCGACTGGCCGGTTTTCCTGTCGCTCCTCACCATCCGCAATTGGACTGAAAAAAATGGACACGACCTCGTTAGTCAATTTGCAAATCAATAAGCCCGAGGACGCGCTCTTTAAGAGCGCTGAGCGCGCGCTCACGAACGCCAGGGCGTACGAAATAGATTGCGTCGAAGTGCGCGACCTTGCCGCCCAGGACCTCACGAAGATCAAGGGCTTGCAAAAGAGCGTCGACAACGCCCGCAAATCGATCACGCAGCCGATCGACGCCGCCAAGAAGGCGGTCATGGACCTGTTTCGCGCGCCGACGACATACCTCGATCAGGCCGAGGCGGTGCTCAAGAGCGCCATCGGCAACTTCGACCGCGCCGAGCAAGCGCGGCAACTCGCCGCGCAGGCCAAGCTTGAAGAGGCGGCGCGGCAGGAGCGCGCACGGCTCGAAGCCGAGGCGGCGGCTACGCGGGCTGCGACCGAAGCCGAAGCCCAGAAGATCCAGCAAAAGGCCGAGCAAGCGGCGGCGGCCGGCGACGTTGAAGCCGCGGCGCGACTGAACTCGGAAGCCGAGAGCCGGGTCGACCAAGGTGTCGCCGAGGTGGCGCTCCTGCAGCAGACGGCCACACTCTTCACGGCGCCCATTGCGGCGCCGGCGATCATCAAAACGCAGGGCGTCTCGACGCGCAAGGTGTGGAAGGCCGAAGTCGCCGACAAGATCGCCCTCGTGCGCTATGTGGCCGCGCACCCAGAATACGTCGACCTTCTCGACGCCAACATGCCGAACGTGAACAAGATCGCACTCGCACTCAAGGCGAACTGCCCGCTCGACGGCGTGCGCGTGTTCGAAGATTCGGTCCTCGCAGCGAGGGCTGCGTGATGCGACGAATCACGATCACATTCGATACCGGCAGGGGATTCACCGTCTCCGAAAGCGGACGCCATGCCGATCGGATGGCATGGGATGAAATGCTCGGTCAGGTGGCCGCTCTCACGCATCCGAAACTAGGCACAGCACATTACCCAATGTTGACGCCAGAAGAGATGCGCGCATACGAGACGAAGTATCACTTTGAGCCCGACATGATGACGAAATTCGATGCTCACGGGCTTCCACTATGACCATCGACTGCCCCATCCGCAACGCCCTAAAGCGCATCGCACCGCACCTCGAAACGCTGCCGCCGATCGACCGCGAAATGCTGCGTCCGGCCGTGCGGGCCGTCGAGAACGACGTCGAGGTTATTCCCGTACCCGAGCGCGTCGTCGCGATCATCCGCAAGGTCGACGCGAGGCTGCCTAAGGTCGGCGGCTGATATGCGGCACTACAGCACCCAATCGATGATCGAACGCCTAAGCGGCCTTCTTGGCACCGACGATCTGAACGACTTCGAGAAGGGCTTCGTCACCACCATGGAGCGGCGCAGGACCGAGGGTAGTGTCTCGAATCTCACCGAGCGACAGCTTGACGTGCTCGAAACCATCTTCAACAAGCATTTCGCCTAACAGGAGTCATCAATGCTTTCCATCGAACGCAAGCTTGTCCGAATCAAGAAGGTAACCGGCGTCGAAGAGTTCAAGGGCGACAAACGCGACTATGGCTGTAGCGTGCGTATCGAATGGGTCGCACCCAACACGGTCCTCGACTTCTTCGATAAGGACGCACGCCCCGCTTTTTACGAGCGCGAGAACGGCAGTGCGACTCATGACGCCGAGGGGCAGGGCGAACTCTCGTTGCCGCGCGCCGACGTGGAATTGACCAAGCGCAAATGCGTCTTCGTCGAGACGCCGATTCGCTTCAAGAAGGAGTTCGACGGCTACACGATCGTGTTTCATCGTGGCGCGACGGAGAAGTCGGATATAAGCCTGTCGGAGGTCAAGCTCGACGACTTCACGGTGGACCCGCACGACGGCGGCTCCGTGCTGCTAGGCTGCAACGCCTACATGAAGCCTCCCGTCGAGCAGCGCGGCTATATCGATCACATGTCGAAAACTGAAATCGAGATCACTCTGACGCCTCCCGAGGCCAAGCAAGAAGACATGCTCGAGAAGCCGGCGCGCGGTCGCAAGAAGAAGGCCGCTGAAAAGGTTGGCGGTAGCGACGATCCATTCGCGAACAGCGATCTCGCGCAGGATGACACGCGCATCGACGGCGAGCCGGCCGACGAAGCGCGCGAAGAAGCGTAACGCCATGCCCTGCACGCCATTTCGCACAGCCGACGGCCTCACCGGAATCATCTGCACGGGCCGTCGGCGCACGCCGCGCTGCTCGGTAGCCGGGTGCAAGGGGTCGAGCGGCTTTCAGTGCGATCACCGCGTGCAGGGTGACAAGACGTGCGACAGGCATCTATGTGCGGCGCATGCGCACCAGGTAGGCGACGACATGCACTTCTGCCCGACGCACTTGGCCGAGACCGGCGGCGAGCGCCAACGCGGTTTATTCGATTGAGGAAGACATGACCGATACCAAACGAGACGCGTTCGAAGCGTGGGCGCGCGACACTGGAATCAACATCACGCGATGCGCTATTGATACGGAGGAATTCGCATTCCCGGTAGCGCGCGCATCGTGGCGAGCCTGGCAGGCCGCCGCTCCCGCGCAATCGTGCGGTGACGCCGAGCAAGCAGACGATGCGGTTAAGCGACTGCGGCGAGCGCTTTATCAGATTGCACATTGGCCCGATGGCGGCAACGCCTATGGCCAGGAAAAGATCAAGCGCTTCGCTATCGGGATTCTCGATGGCGATCCCGTTGTGGGAGGCGAAGGGCAAGTAGACGAGGCGGTGACGCGGGATGCGGAGCGATGGCGGAAATTTGCCGAAGATGGCGCGCCGGAGGCCCTGGCAGCAGTAGTCAGCTATCAGGAAGTGAAGCGCATCGAGAACCCTGGCCCGACTCCCTGTTTCGGTTGGGATGACTCGAACCATGCTGAAGCTCGGGTGATATACGAACAACAGGCGATTCGCGAGATTCGAATTCGGTGGGTGGATGCGGACGGAAGCGAGCCAACGCTACTGCACATGATTGATGCAGCCATCGACGACGCCCGCGCAAAGGACAGCAAATGACCACGACAAATCACACTTCGCCTAGCGGTGAGGAACTGAAGCCGTGTCCGTTTTGCGGCGGTAAAGCAGTGTTCTCACACAATGAATTTCATGGCGACGATTCGATGGCCCTGTGCTCAGGCTGCGGCGCTACTGCGTTTTGGCGTAAGTGGAACAGCCGCGCCAATTCCCGCGCTCAGCCTATCAGCGAGGACGCCGCCAATGGGGCGACTTGGCTGGACAGAACAGTTATGGACATCGCGCAGGAATGTGGCATTAGCGGAGAACCTCTTGCGCGGCTTGCCCATATCATGGGCTCTCCTGGCGCAGAACTGCTCAAGCGCCTGACAACTCCTATCCGCGCAATGTTAAATGGCGCCGCAAATGGGGCGATGGGGGAGCGGGAAGCGTTTGAGGTGTGGGCGAAAGAGGAATTTCAGCTTCGCGCAGATGGGCTGTCGCGCCATCCGCATGGCGGCTACAAATACAGCGGCATCTGCGACGCTTGGGCAGGTTGGCAAGCCCGCGCCGCACTCACCGCCGAAAAGGTGGCAGCGGAGCCACTAAGTACCGCTGAGGTTGTGCAAGAAGCTGCGCGCATCGCAGATAGTTTTACCTGTGGGACCTGCGGTATGGATGGGAAGGCGGCCGCGCAGATTCGTCGGATACTCGGCGACCCGATGGGTAGCGTGACTGTGCATCACGGGTCTGCCCCGCAACCAGCACAGCCTACGGAAGCGGCGACGTTGAGCGATGAGCGCGATTCGCTGCTGCGCGAAGCCAGGGAAGTACTACGCTGCGTGCCGGCTGAATATGAAATTGAGTTGGGCCAACGCATCGATACGGCGCTCGCCGCCAGCGCGGGGCAAGTGGAGCAGACCGCAGCAGTGCGCGACGTCCTGGCCGAGCGTGAGCGTCATGTGACGGTCGAAGGTTGGACTCCGGAGCATGACGACAAGCATACGGATGGCTCTTTGGCCGTCGCAGGGGCGTGCTATGCCCTTGTTGATGCGCGCGACACAATCGGTGGTGCGTGGCCTTGGGATTTCCGCTGGTGGAAGCCGACAACTCAGCGACGCAACCTTATCAAAGCTGCGGCGCTGATTCTTGCTGAGATCGAGCGCATCGACCGCGCGGGAGACAAATAATGAACTGCGTTTGCAAACACTGCGGCGGCACCGGCTGGCTCGGCCGATATGAGCAATGCTATTGGTGCGACGGAACGGGGCGCGGGGTTGAGCGCATCGAGCGCGTGCAGAGGTCGTCCCCTTCTACGCTCGGCGAACAAATCAAGAAGGCTCAGAGGGAAGTCGAGTCCTGGACACCAGAACGGCGTGCAGGCGTTCGCTTGCAAGGCTGCGATCCATATCTCGATCGAGCGGCGAAGGAGGGCAACGATCATGACTGACCCCCTGCTTAATCGACCGGAAATAGAAGGGGTCGCGATAGCGTGCGGCCTTTGCTGCGTGGACGGATTCGGGAAAACCGTTTGCACGGCTTTTTCTGGAATGGAGCACGTGCTGAAGTTTGCTCATGAGATCGAACGCGCCGCACGCAAGGCGGCAATACGCGACCTGTACGCGGTCATCGACAACGATGCGTACGCCGTGTCGTTTCAAACGATGGGCCAGTATCGGGCGGCTTTGCGGAGTGCTATCCGAGCACTCCGGGAGGAATCGTGAAACGCACGCCCTGGTATCCACTCAAGATGAAACCTATTCGACCCGGCGCATACGAGGGCCGCGAGCGTCGTGGATTCGTGATTCCCGAGATTCATTGGCGGCGCTTGGACGACACCAACCATTACGATTGGTACGTCTTCAAGGGCGTACTCGGACCGTTTGCCATGTGGGAGTGTGTGTCGCACCAGATCACTTCTTGGCGCGGCATATCGAAGGAGCTTAAATGAGCAACTCCAATCACGACGATCTTTGCGATCCTCCGATTGACTCGACAACGCCACGCGTTGAGGCAGTCATCAACGAGGCTATGAAACGCTTCCCCGGCGTCAGCAACGCGGCACAGGCTCGGTACTATGAAGCCGTGCATCAAGAATTGGCGCCACTCGCGAGAGAACTTGAGCGCACGTGTGCGGAGCAGTCAGAGCGCATCACCGGCCTGACGGAGCAACACGGCCGCGACAGCGCCGAGCTACGCCGTCTATGTGCCGCACGCGATGAGGCGAAGGAGCGCGTCCGGGCGCTCACCGCAAAATGCGCGCTGCTTTCGGCGTTGCTGGATCAGGCTGAGAGCGAAAGGGATTCCGCCATTGCTGCGCAGAAGGAGAAAGGAAATGAATGGATATGAAGTTGTCCGCAGAATCGCTGTCGTGCTTCGAGCGATCGGTATTTTGGTGCTGGCGCTGGGCGCGATAGCAGCAAGCCAGCACCCGGCAGGGAACATTGCACCTGTCGTCATAATGAGCGTGATCGTAGCCGCGCCATTTTTACTCATCTCGTGGATTGTTGGCGGCTTGAACCACGCAGCGTGTCGCTAAACGCGCGCTGGTTGATTCGGCCGGGCAGCGAAGGTGGGTAATAACTGCATCGCGATCTTCGGTCGGATCGCGTTCTAGGCTGCTACTGGCGCCAGCGCTTTGAGGTATCGCCTCATCTCATGATCGAACGGATTGTCGAAGGGAAGTTCGGCGGTCCCGATGGCCTTCAGCGGGGACGGGTGATACCAGTCCGGCGGGACCATTGGAACCACGTCGTTCCCATTACGGTACAGATCGATCGGCACGTGCTCGAGCAGCGCGGCGAACTCGGGCCCCGGGCTGATGCGCGGCGGCGCGAATCCCCATACGGCCACGGGCGCATTGCCAGATACCGTCATCTCGATTGCGCACATGAGCGCCAGCGCCGCGCCGAGCGAATGCCCGACGAGCGTGACGGGCTTTCCGTTGATCGCGGCGAGCACCGGCGACGCCATCGCCCCCCAGGCCTGCCAGATGCCCCGGTGGAGCTTTCCGATGCCGTCTACGTCCATCGGGAAGGCATCGAAGTCGGCCGCCCAGCAGCGCTCGTTATCGGACCCGCGGAAGGCGATGACGAGCCCCGCGTCCGTCTGCCGCACGATCGCGCGCGAGGCGCTGTCGATCTGTCCAATATCGGGCGCTGCGTCGTAGGAAGCCTGCGCGAGCAGGCCCCAATCGTGCGGCGTCATTTTGCGGGCGCAGCCGGCGAGGAAGCGGGAGCCGGCGCGGTCGCGACGATCGCTTTGTTGAGCGCGCAGAACATGCCGTTTGCGCCGGCAGCGATCTGCACGCCCGGATTGGCGGTAGCCGCCGCCGCGGCGCTCGCGAACGCTTCGCCAGCCGGACAAGCTGCGACGATCGAAGTCGCGACGGTCTGCAATGCGCTAGCGGCGGCCCCGTTGATGGCCGCAACGTTCCCGGCCGCGCTTTGGATCTGCGTTGCCGAACAAGCGGAGAGAGCGGCCAGGGCGAACCCTGCCGCGATAAGCAGCATGCGTTTCATGGTGAGTCCTTTCGGGAGTGGTTACTGCTGGGTAGTTACGGCGGGAACGGCGGGAGTGGGTTGGGCTGGCGCGACGAGAGCCGTCCGGCTAGATCGATTTGAAATTGCATTGCAAGCGACATGCAGCCCGGCGAGCACGAGCGCGCCCATGGTGCCGGCGACGTCGGCAGGCGGCGCAGCGACCTTGAAGGCGCCGCAGGCCCACACGATAACGCCGCCGATCATGGCCCCGCTGACCGCCGCCGCGCCCGTGGTGATGGGTGAGGTTTGATTCATGATTCACTCTCCTGTGATTGAGTTGCTTGGTAGGCTTCTCCTTCTTCCATCATGTCGGCGAGCCGGGTCGCACGGGCGCCTACCTGCTGCGCCCATAGCGAGTTGAGCATTCCCGCTTTGGCGTCCGAGTACCGCCCTTGCCTGATAGCCGTCAGCGTGTTTCGAAAGGTCATCAAGCCGTTCGTGCCGAGGTTAAATGCCATGTTGCACATAACCCGTTGGCGCACGTCGCATAGCGTCTCCCACCATGGCAAATCACGGTCCAGGTCGTGGTAGACGTTCAACAGATCGTTGTCGAGCAACAGATTTACTTGCCCATCGGTGAGCGGATACGACCAGCCTAGCGGTAGCGGCGCGGCCCGAAGGTTGTGCCCGACGCCAACGGTAGGAATCCCCTTGGAGTCGGCGTACGGCACATAGCGCACACCTTCATCGCGTCGCAACTC